ACCATCTCGATGTCTCGCGCATCGCCATGGTCACCGCCAACGACATCCTCGCCCTCGATTACGAGGTCGAGGTCGCGACCCTGGCCACCACCTCCGGCACCTACGCCGCCGGCCACGTCACCGCGCTTTCCGGTACAACCAAGTGGTCTCACGCTTCCGGCACCGCGGTGACCGACATCCGCGCCGCCTCCGACACCATCCGCAAGAAGATCGGCAAGCGCCCGAACACGCTGACCCTGTCGCCGGACGCCTATCTTGCGCTGTGCGGCAACGCCGAGGTCAAGACCTACCTGCCGGACTCCCAGCAGGGTTTCGCCACCAACGACCAGCTCAAGAACATCCTCAACGTCGCCAGCATCGTCGTCGGCGAGGCGGTGTGGAAGACCGATGCCGGCGTCGGCGCCGATGTCTGGGGCAACAACGCCATCCTCGCCTATGTCCCGACCATCGGCGGCAACGGCAGTGACCTCAGCCTGGCCGAGCCCGGCTTCGGCTTCACCAACGTCCTCGATGGCCACCCCTACGCAGAATCGCCGTACTACGACAACGGCAGCAAGTCGTGGATCTACGGCGCGACCTACGAGCGCCAGGCGAACGTGGCCTACAACGAGGCCGCCTTCCTCTTCCAGAACCCGAAGTAAGGAGCCGAGATGGCACTGATCGCAAAAGTGACCGTGCTGGCGGCGGTCAACGGCGTGCGCACCGAGTTCGCGCCCGGCGCCACGCTGCCCGAGCTGTCGCCGCACGACGTCGAGGCCTTGAAGGCGATGGGCGCCATCGAGGATACCGCCGAGTCCGACAAGGCGGCCAAGGCCGCCGCCGCCGCCGACAAGGCCGCCGGCAAGGAATTCGCCGAAGCCCGCCGCAAGGTCCAGGCCGAGCAGGCCTCGCTCGCCACCTGACCGAACCCCCGGGCGCATGATCGCCCGGCTTGAATCTCTTTACGAGGAGCAAAGACATGAAGCAATACGACAAGCAGCACTCCACCACCATCGTCGCCACCGGCGCCGTGGCGGCCAACCGCCTGATCAGCTTCGCCGGCGACTACGCTGTCGGCACCGCGGGTGCCGGCGGGTCCACCGACGCCTGCGGCGTTTCCGAGACCAGCGCCGCCGTTGGCGACGCGCTTTCGGTCATCACCGGCTACTCCGCCGTGGTGACGGCCGGCGCGGCGATCACCGCCGGCGCCTTCATCAAGCCCGGCTCCAGCGGCAAGGCCGCCGTCGGCAGCATCACCGACAACTGCGGGCGCGCCCTCGAGGCCGCCGGCGCCGACGGCGACCTGATCGAGGTGGTGCTGCAGAACCACATCCATCCGACCTCCTGATCCACTTCATGACCAAATACCAACCCGCGACGACCTGTGAAAACCCCTCTCCCATCGGGAGAGGGGCAGAGGCGCGGGCGCCTTCGCCATGAACTACGCCACCCAGGATGACCTGGTCACCCGCTACGGGGAACAGGAACTCATCGAGCTGACCGACCTCGCCAACACTCCGCCCGAGGCCATCGACGCCGAGCGGGTGGCGGCCAAGATCGACGACGCCTGCGCGGTGGTCGATAGCTACATCGGCCAGGTCTATCAACTGCCGCTGACCGGCTGCGCCAAGCCGCCGACGCCGCCGGAAACCGCGGTCGAATACGTCGCGCCGCCGGCCCTGGTGCGCATCACCTGCGACCTGGCGCGCTACTTCCTGCATTACAACCTGGCGCCCGAGAACGAGGTTTACCGCCGCTACAAGGACGCCATGAAGGAGCTCGAGGCCCTCGCCGCCGGCAAGGCGCAGTTGACCTGCCCCTGGGGCGGTTCGCCCGGCACGCCGATCGCCGCCGACGCGCAGTCGGGCGGGAACGAGGTGTCCTACGAGTTCAGCCCGCGCGCGGTGACCGACGACAGCCTGGTCGGGTTCGGCTGATGAATCTCGCCCCTGTCGTCGCCCAGCTTAAAGCAGATCTCACCAGCTTTCGCCAGGTCGGCGCTGTCGCCGACATGGCCACCGCCGAAGCCGCCAAGGCGATCATCTTTCCGGCGGCTTTTGTCGTCCCGATGGATGAACGCGCCGGGGCCGTCGCCAGCATCAGTGGCGCGCCGCAGCAGATCGATGTCCGCTTCATGGTCGTGGTGGTCATCGCCAACCGCCGCGACGCCACCGGCGCCGCCGCGCTGAACGACCTGCAGGCACGCCGCGACGAGGTCTTGACCGCGCTGCGCGGCTGGGTTCCGGACGGCGCGATCAACGCCCCGGTGTGGCAGGCCGGTCGCGTCCTGCGCCTGGCCGAGCCGCAACTGTGGTGGGGCGACACCTTCGCCTGCATCGCTTATACCTGACTTTCATAACGTCTTCACCAACCAGGAGAAACCATCATGGGAACCGCCCGCACCCCTTCCGGCACCCGCATCTTCATGCAGTCGGCGATCGCCGCCGAGCAGTCGATCACCGGCATCACCAAGGCCAACCCGGCCGTCGTCACCTACTCCGGCACCGATCCGGTCAACGGTGACTACATCGCCCTGGTCGACATGTTCGGCATGACCGAGTTCGAGGAGTCGCTGGTCAAGGCCGCCAACGTCAGCGGCGCCGGCAATACCTTCGAGGCGCAGGACCAGAACTCGACCAACTACGGCACCTTCGTCTCCGGCAACATGCAGGTCGTCACCATGGCCACCGAGATCGGCGACGGCACCGGCCTGACGATCAGCGGCTTCGAACAGCAGTTCGCCGAATACAACCTGCTGCGCGACCGCATCACCCGCCGCCTGCCGACCACCGTCTCCGCCGGCTCGGTCGAAATCCCGATGATCTGGGACCCGACCGACGCCACCATGCAGGCCATCGTCGCCGCCGCCGACTCTGCCCAGCGCCTCGGCTTCAAAGTGCTTTTCCCGGACAGCCTGGAGATGCTCTTCTTCGGCCACATCGGCGCCTCCGGCCTGCCGCGCGTGGAGAGCAACCAGTCGATCATCCAGGCCAGCATCTCGATTTCGATGGCCACCCGGCCGCGCTACGTCATCCCGTAATTCAAGACTTCCGGCGGGGCGGGTATCTCCCCCCTGCCCGAGCGCGCGCCGGCCTGACGCGCCCCCCGCCGGAACCCTTCAGGCCGCTTTATCAGGAATCAGGCCATGTTCAAAATCACCCCCGACCCTACCTTCCGCGCCAGCGTCGCCCTCAGCGTGCCGGGCAGCGACAAGCCGTCGACCATCGCGGTCGACTTCCGGCACCTCCCGAAATCGGCCCTGCGCGACTACTTCACCAGCCTCGACGGCAAGAGCGACGCCGAGGCGCTGGGCGCCATCGTCACCGGCTGGTCCGGCGTCGACACGGACTACAGCCCCGAGGCTCTGGCGACCTTGCTCGACAACTACCCCGCCGCCGCCGGAGAACTGTTCGATGCCTACCGCCGCGAGCTGCTGGACGCCGGCAGAAAAAACTGATCGCCATCGCCCGCCGGCTGGTCGCGGGCGAGACCGGCGACGCCAGCATGTTTCAGGCGCTCGGCGCGCCGGCCGCGCTGCGCCGCCAGATCGAGGAACGCCTGGTCGACGTCTACCCGGAGAATGTCACCCCGCTCCGCGTCTTTTCCGCCATGGCCACGCAGTGGCGGGTCGGCATGGGCGGCGCCACCGGGCTCGACTACGCGGTCCTGCCGGCGGTGTTCGATCTGTTCCGGGTGCGCAAGACGAGGGAGCGCGCCCGCGTCTTCGCCGCGCTGCGCGTCATGGAAGGCGAGGCGCTCCGGGTCTGGGCGGAAGCGCGCTGAACACGATCAATCCCGGCGCAGTGCGATGGCCAGCGCGACAAACCAGCCGGCAACCGGCAGCAGCAGCCACAGCCAGATGCGCGTCATCCGCCAGTGATCGAGGCCGCGGGCATAGCCCGCGAGCGGCGGCAGGAAGGGCAGAAGGAAGATGACCAACCACGACAACGAGTTCATGCACGGATTATAGGACGATGGACAAGGCCCTGAAGCTGAAAATTCTGGTCGACGGTTCCCAAAAAGCCGTCGCCGAACTGACGCGGATTTCGTCGGCGGCGGAAACCATCGACAAGAAGGTGTCGACGATCGGCGCCAGCGGCGCCCGCGCCGCCGCCGGCATCGAGGAGCTATCCGGCAAGATTGCGCTGATGGGCCACCTGACGGCGGGTCTGGTCGTCGGGCAGCAACTGATCTCCGGCGTCCAGGCCGCCGGGCGCGCCCTGTTCGAAGCCAGCGCCGGCGCCGAGCGCCTGCGTACCCAGCTGGACTTCAGCACCGGAAATTCCGCCAGGGAACTTGCCTATCTGGCCAAATTGAGCAACCAGGTCGGGCTGGAATTCGCCGGTACCGCCAAAGCCTATGCCGGCTTCTCCGCCGCCGCGCGCGGCACCGCCCTCGAAGGGCAAAAGGCGCGCGACGTCTTCGAAGCCATCGCCAAGGCCAGCGCTGTCATGGGGCTGTCGGCCGGCGAATCGTCCGGCGCCCTGCTGGCCATCCAGCAGATGATGGCGAAGGGCGTCGTCAGCGCCGAGGAGTTCCGCGGCCAGCTGGGCGAGCGCATGCCGATCGCGCTGCAGGCCGGCGCCCGGGCGCTGAACGTGACGACCGCCGAATTCTCGGCGTTGATGGAAAGCGGCAAGATCGTCTCCGAAGACTTCCTGCCCAAGTTCGCCAGGGCGATCACCGAGATGCTCGGCGACGCCCCGGAAAAGGCGGCCGAGCGTCTCGACGCCGCCGTCAACCGCATGGGCAACGCCTGGTACCGGCTCAAGCAGACCGCCGGCGACTCCGGTGTGTCGAGGGCGATCGCCAACGACATGAACACCCTCACCGAGACCGTCAGCGCGATGACCGATGCCATGGTGCGGTCGCGGGACCAGGGGGGCGGCGCGCTTTCCCAGCTGGCCAGTGCCGCCGGCGTCCTG